AGAAGAATATTATGGCAAACGTGGTGAACGAGGAGGTAATTTAAAGTGGGAAATGACTCCAGAATATAACGCATTATTTAATGCCATTGGTACTCAGAATAGTAGTCGTAGTGGTCAAATACGCAGACCATATGAATTCTTATACGAAATATTTGCACAATATCTAGGCACAGGTCATGTAACTTTTAATATGTTACCAACTAATCTAGGATATGGAAGACAAAATTGGGGAACTTCTTCCAAATATTTAAATTTAAAACCCGAACACAGTGACGATGCCAGCAGAAAACAAGCAACTGAAGTATTGGCGTATGATATGGAACTTATGTTTAATGATGTAATGTCCAATCTTGAAGGCAAAATATTGGTAATGTAATTATGAGAGCAAGTGAATTTATTAACGAATCTTTTGATTCAAATGTACCGATTGAGATAGTATCTCAATCACGAATTAATTTTCGCACTACTGCCAATATTGGAGGCAGACAAATTGTATTCAATGCCGATTGGTTATCTGTCCCAACTGGGTCATGGGAATTGAAATTTGCTGAAATTGTGAATAAAAAGTATAGTGTCTCAGACAGAGTTGCTAATCTTTTAGCTGGAGACAAAGATAAAACATATCAAGATATATCATTTGACGTAACTGGAAGTGGAAGTCAGATGATGGTGTTTAGTTTTGTAATAGAAAGTATTAAGAAATTTGTTAGTATATATCATCCTAAATTATTCTTCTTTGAGGCTATTAAAGAAGGAAACCGAGAAAAGTTATACGCTAAAATGGCTTCCAGAATAAAAATACCTGGATACGAGCTAACTGATATAGGTAAAGAAGACAATAATACCAAGTATTTTGTCATTAAAAGAATTGATTCAGACAATAAACAATTAGATGAAACTGATATATCACTAAGTCAATTGTATTCCAATGACTATCCAGATCATGATGAAATTTTTTGGAATTACGTTTCTAACTCAGATTTAAATACAAAATTTGAAGTGGAAAAACTATCACCAATGAAACTAGATATTCTGTTAATGAGTCAATATCGTGTTGAACATATTGATGAAATTGTTGATATGTTAAAAGATGAACAAATTGAAATTATCAATGACTATAGAGCATCACCAAATTTATCTGATTCAATTATAGTAGTGGCAAACAATAGAATTATAGATGGTAATCATAGAGCATTAGCGGCAGCTTTAAATAATGTATCTATTAAATGTATAGATTTGGATCAAGAGATTGATCAAGAGATCAATGAGAATATGGATCATAGTAAAGATGATCAATCCGTACCACAATTAAAAGCGGCATTGTTGGCTCAAAAGAAAAAAATACAATCAGTCAAAGATGATAAAGATGCCGTATATGATATCATTGATGGTATGATGACTAGTATATCCAAAGCACATAGTATCAGTGGACAAAAACTACATGATATGTGGACCGCCAAATATAAAGAAATCCCAGATACTTGGATCATGCATCAGTAAATCTTCCAAAATGTATTGACATATAGCGTAACTCCTGTATAATAAGTAGATATCTAAAAGGAGTTACAATGTCAGATACACAAGACAATCAAGAACACGATACAACCATTTTCTCAAATGATCAAAAACTTAAATTAACACAGTTAATTAATGAAGGTATGCAGGTCATGAATGAAGTTGAAACACTCAACAGTGGTTTATCAGATACTATCAAGGCAGTAGCTGAAGAAATGAATATCAAATCAACTGTTCTTAAAAAGGCAATCAGAACCGCACATAAAATGGAATTTGGTAAAACTCAAAAGGAACAGGAATTACTAGAAAACATTCTAGTCACCGTTGGGAAAACACTGTAATCTATGTCATATGTAGATGCTATATTAGATAGAGACAAGGATATTATTCATGTTGTAGAACGTGATTCTAACGGTGTTCGCCGTTATGATCAATATCCAACCAATTATACTTTCTATTATTCAGATCCAAAAGGCAAATATCGTACTGTATATGATGATACAGTAACAAGATTTAGCACACGTAAACGTAGTGAGTTCCAAAAAGAACTTAAGATGCATAGTGGTAAGAAAATCTTTGAAAGTGATATCAATCCTATCTTTCGTATGTTATCTGATAACTATCTTGGTAAAGATAGTCCACCACTTCATACATGTTTCTTTGACATTGAAACGGATTTTGATCCGAAAAAAGGGTTTGCCCCAACCAATGATCCATTCAATCCAGTTACGGCAATTTCATTGTATCTAGATTGGTGTGATCAATTAATCACATTATGTATTCCACCAAAACATATGAGTCCAGAAATGGCCAAAGATATATCAAAAGACTTTGAAAATACTTTTGTATTTGATAATGAAATTGATATGTTTAATATGTTCTTTGATCTAATAGAAGATTCGGATGTATTAACTGGTTGGAACTCAGCTGGGTATGATATACCATATATGGTTAATCGTGTTACTAGAGTTATGAGTAAAGATGATACTCGTAGATTCTGTTTATGGAATCAATTACCAAAACCAAGAACATACGTTATGTTTGATCAAGAACAAGAAACATATGACTTGTTTGGTCGTGTTCATATGGATTATCTTGAACTATATAAGAAATATAACTATGAAAGCCGTCATAGTTATAAACTTGATTATATTGGTGAAATGGAAGTTGGTGAAAACAAAACTCAATATGAAGGTTCATTGGATCAATTATACAACAAAGATTGGCGTAAGTTTTTGGAATACAATCGTCAAGATACAATGTTGTTGTTTAAAATTCATGACAAATTAAAATTCTTAAATCTCGCTAACGATATTGCTCATCAAAATGGCGTATTGATAGCAACTGCCATGGGATCCGTGGCCATGATTGATCAAGCTGTGGTCAATGAAGCACATTCTCGTGGTCTTATAGTTCCTGACAAAGTAAGGAGAGGTAATGATTTATCAGACGAACCAACGGCAGCTGGTGCCTATGTTGCTGTGCCTAAAAAAGGAATCCATGAATGGATCGGTGCGGTTGATATCAACTCACTATACCCGTCAGTCATCCGTGCTCTTAACATGGCGCCAGAAACCATCATTGGTCAAATCCGCCCACACATGACAGACAAGTATATCACTGATCGTATGACTGATAAAGTGGTAAATCGTAAGAAAGTCAAGGCTATGACATTTGCTCAGGCATGGGACGGATTGTTTGGTACATTAGAATATACTGCCGTTATGAATCAAGAACGTGGTACATTATTGACCATTGATTGGGAACGTGGTGGTAGTGAAGAAGCTAGTGCGGCTGAAATCTGGAAAATGATTTTTGATAGTAATCAACCATGGATGTTATCAGCTAATGGAACTATTTTCACTTATGAGAAAGAAGGTGTTATTCCTGGTCTGTTAACTAAATGGTATAGTGAACGTAAAGATATTCAAAAACAATTGAAATCTGCCACTACAAAAACAGATAGAGAGTTCTTAGACAAACGACAGTTAGTCAGAAAGATTCTACTTAACTCTGCATACGGCGCTTTGTTAAATCCACATAGTCGTTTCTATGACTTAAGATTAGGTCAAAGTACTACGCTTGGTGGACGCTGTATTGTCAAACATATGAGTGCATTCTTGAATGAGGCAATTGCTGGTGTATATGATCATAATGGTGATGCAATCATTTATGGTGATACTGACTCATGTTATTTCAGTGCTTGGCCAATTCTTGGAAAAGATCCAGAGATGAGTAAGAACTGGAACAAGGATGTAGCAGTAGAAATCTATGACAATCTTGGTGAAGCAGTTAATGCCAGTTTCCCTGAATTTATGGAACGATCATTTCATACTACACATAAGAATGGTTCTATTATTGCCGCTGGACGTGAATTAGTGGCTGATCGTGGAATCTTTATGAGTAAGAAACGTTATGCCGTAAACATCTATGATAAAGAAGGTAAACGATTAGATGTTAATGGTGAATCTGGTAAGATCAAAGCCATGGGTTTGGATTTGAAACGAGCCGATACTCCAAAATATGTACAGGAATTTCTGTATGACATTCTAAAAATGGTTCTACTTGGTACTGATCGTGAAAAAGTCATTTCTGATATTCGTGATTTCAAACTTAAATTATCTAAGAATGAAAGTTGGACTAAAGGTAGACCAATGGGTGTTAAGAAGATTACTCATTATGAAGAAATGTTACGTAGAGAAGGTGAAAGTCATGGAAAAAGAACTGCCAAGAAAGTTAGTCCACCAGGACATGTTAATGCCAGTATCAATTGGAATTATTTACGAAAAATGAATGGTGATAACTATTCACAACAAATTGTGGATGGTATGAAAATTGTAGTATGTCAGTTAAGAGACAATCCACTTGGCATGACTAGTGTGGCTTATCCTACAGATGAATTACGATTACCAGATTGGTTCAAAGAACTTCCATTTGATGATGAAGGTATGGAACGAAGTTTAGTAGATGAAAAGATTGAAAACATGATTGGTGTATTGAAGTGGGATATTAGACAAGATACCAATATCAATTCAACATTTGGAACATTGTTCTCATTTGAATAGTTGTCCAAATACTTTGACAACCAATACAAAATACAGTATTATTACACTATACGAGGAAAAATATGAAAGATTATCTAACAGATATTATTAGTCACACAAGTCAATTAGGTTTTATTAATCTTATTAAGATTACTGGAACTGATAAAGAAACCATTATTAATGCTATGGCTGAAGACAGAACAGTTATTGTTTCTGCAAAGTTTAAGAATCCACAATCGGATTTTAAAGGTATATTTGGTATGCCAAATCTTCCTAAACTCAAAACCATTCTTGGATTTGATGAATATAATGAAAATGCCACTATTGTCATGACACGTAAAATTCGTGATGGCGAAGATGTTCCAGAGGCAATTCACTTTGAAACCAGTACTGGAGATTTTGTCAATGACTATCGTTTGATGGGTAAGTCAGTTGTTGAAGATACAGTCAAGCCAGTTAAGTTTGCTGGTGCTGCTTGGAACGTAGAATTTGTTCCTAAAGTTGTAAACATTCTTCGTCTTAAGAAACAGTCAGGCGCTAATAGTGAACAAACTACATTTACTACCA